GCCATCCAAGAACAACAAGCACAAATTGAAGAATTAAAAAGTAAATTAAATTAATATGATAGAACATTATTGGATTATATCCGCAATGGATTGCGTACCGAAAGAAGGTGAATTGATAGATGTAGTATCAACCGTACATTGGCGCAGAGATGCTAAGGAAGTAGATGGAGATAAAGAGTACTATGGCGATGTCTATGGTGCTATGGGATGCTCCGCTAATAAATTAAATTAATAGTAGTGAGTACCGCAATAAAAACAAAACCAAGTCTATGGAAAAATATAGTTGCTCGTGTAAAAGCTGGAAGCAAGGGCGGTAATGCTGGTCAATGGTCGGCTCGTAAAGCGCAATTAGCAGTAAAGTTATACAAGCAAAGAGGTGGTGGATACAGTGGGGCTAAATCATCAGCAAATAAATTATCCAAGTGGAGTAAGCAAGATTGGACTACCAGTTCAGGTAAGCCATCTGAAGGAAAAAGAAGATATTTGCCAAAGAAAGCGTGGGGTGCTCTCAGTGCAGCACAGAAAGCAGCAACCAACAGAGCAAAGGCAGAGGGTAAAAAATCAGGAAAACAATTTGTAAAACAACCTAAATCAATAGCTAAAATCACAAAAAAATACAGATAATATGCCACAGAAAATTAAGCCAAAACAAAAAATGGTACAAGGCGAAATGACTGGTAAATTAATGCCAGAATCAGAACGCAGACAAAGAGAAATGCTGATGACTCGTGAGATGGAAAGAATCCGTAAGTCACAAGGCGGTAAGACCGTTCTTGATATGGAAGAAGAGGAGGAGTACAAGCAACCAACATCTAGCAAAAGAGTAGTAGCTGTAGTAACTGGTGGTAAAGGTGAAGTAAAGCCTAAAGCTACCAAGATGATTATGGAGGCTATGGTAAAGAGAGTACAGAAGTTAAAGAAGTAATATGTGCGCAGTCCATATAGTAGAACTAGATACTGATGGACTCTGCCCAATTTGTTTACTAGAAAACAATAAGTAATGTTAAATTTTAATGAAATGCTTCAAGCTGCATACGAAGCTATGAAGAAGGAATCAAAAATGGCCGAACTCTATCAAGCCTTTACAGGAAAAGGAATGAAGGCTATGCAAGTAATTTTTAGAGGAGATATGAAATATCCCTCTTACGTAGTTCTTGTAGACGCCCATGGAAACACAGTTGTAAAAGGAGTTTCTCAGCCATACATGGATGACCTTGTAATAAAAGTTCCACTTAGTATGACTCAAGAAGAATCTGAGCAGGCGTTGAACAATGCTGGCTATACTGATTGGGTAAACCTAACTCTTCGTGCTCCACTGTACTCAATAGTGTATCCACCACTCTATATTTACGATGTTAAAAATGTAGGTTACATGGCAGTAGATTCTACAGACGGAAGTGTATTTCAACTTTATTAAATATAAATTATGGCAAAGGTTAAAATGAAAAAAGATGTGGTAGAGTACAACACGATTGTACCACGTCCTGCAAACAGAACTCAAAAAGGTCAGCTCATTGTTGGCAAGAAGTTCGTACCTTCACCCTCTCCATCTTTACAGATGGGAGCGCTGAAGAAAAAGAAAAAGTAATGAACGCACTAAACACACAAATAGGTGGCTCTCACTACAGAGAGTACACCATTCAGCCTATTGAATTTATTCATGCAAATAACATTCCTTTTATTGAGGGAAACATTATCAAGTACGTAATCAGGCACAAGTCTAAGAACGGACTTCAAGACCTCATTAAAGCGAAGCATTACATTGATTTATTAATTCAAATGCAATACCATGAAAGCGAAGAGAAAATCACTAATAGTCAAAGCTCATCTTGAGCAAAAAGAATCACACGAAGTCAGGATGCCTGACGGCTCTGTTATCAATCTTTACATTGGTAGAAAATACGGTGAGAACAACAGAGAAATCAATCCCACAGTAGTAGAAGTTATCAGCGTTGGAGACGAGATAGAAGACGTACTCGTAGGAGATACGCTTATTGTACACCATAATCTAATTATCAATGAAGCCAATCATATAAAGCGTGATGGTCAACTTGTTTGGATGGGTATTGGATACAACGATTTGATATACGCAAAAGTATTCGCTGATGGTACGCTAGAGCCTGTTTACAGATGTGTACTTGCAGAACGTATTACTAAACCAAAAGTATCCGAGTTTGAGTTTGAAGCAAAGACTGAACCAATGAAGTTCAAGGTGCTGAAGACTCCTATGGGATACAGTGATGTAAAGGCTGGTGATACAGTACTTGCATACAAGCTCAGCGATTACGAAATGGTATATCACCATAATAACAAAGAATGTAGGGCTATTAGAATAAACACAGAAGACATACTTGGCGTTTATAATTAATCTTATATTTGGGTATGATGATTACCCAAGAATATGAGATAATTCTGATAAACATAAAGAGTGGTGTATCTATGCCACTTGGCGTTTACAGAATCAGCGACATAGTATATGAGTCGTCACTGGTTGGTGGATTGTGTTTGTTGTTTGATAAAGACAAAGAACTAATAGATGTACTCGCAAGCACAGATATGATAGTGGAAGAGGCACTTGATTTTATAGGCAAAGACCACTCATATTACGCACTTGTATACGATGATGAAAACAAATTAGAAGAATGGGAGATAGAAGAGATATTCGACATGATACAGTCCGGGGCAGTGAACATAGTAGTGTCCCAGCCAGTAACCCTTATACAGATAACAATGGGGAGCAACTAGAGCGCAAAATAAAGGAGCTTGAAGATGAATTGCTGATGTATAGGCAAGATGGGATGTATGCTCTGTATTTTTCCCTAAATCGTAAAATGAATGAACTGTCTCGCTCCATGAACAATTTTACGCTGGACTTTACTTCTGACGATAGGTCATTTGACAGATTCCAAAAAGTTACCACATCGCTGAAAGAAATGGTAGACTCAGCAAGCTGGCTCAGAAACAACTACATGAAGATGACGGAGGAGGAGGCTAAAGAGGCTGAGAAGAAGGGTATACCGCTTATTGAGCAACTAGCCAAGCAAAACAAGAAATGAAAAAACAACGTACCATAAAGTACAATGGGCTTGATTTCACCATAAACATTGATACAAAGCAGATTGAGGATAAAGTAAAGGGAAAGTATAGGCCTACAATTGATGGTCTCAGAAGGCTTTTAAATAAGCGTGAGAAGTATATTCAGAAGCTTCACAACACCCTTAGAGACGAGGATGCTATTATGTTCCTGTTTGCTGGCGCTAAGGAGGTTTGGAGAAAGGCGGTAAAAGTCCACTCTCTTACACCCAAAGAGTACATAATCATAACTTATTTGAGGGGTGTGAACATGGCTACAAAAGAGCATATAACAGGACACATAAACTCTCTTGGTTATGCAAAAGCCATGTATTCTGATTTGTGCAGGCTAGAGAAAAAGGGGGTTATTTTTAGAACTCCGCAGTATGGATATTGGGCTATTACAGACAAGGGAAGAAAGAGCATCAGTCAAGTAATACAGGCTATCAAACAAGACTACTCTTACTATAAGGAGAACAAGGCTAAAAAGCATGACCACTACATAAAAGAAAAGTCTACAACACCAAAATATAGCCCACAAGAATTAGAGAAACGTAGCTTTCTATATAAACAAATGATGCGACCATTCTGGGATGGAGGGTACAAGGTACTACCAAGAAGTAAGGAAAGAAGGGTAGAGTATTTGATAAACTGGATACAGGATAAGAAAGCAAGGGGAATTACGGTAGACAAAGTTTACTATACTTACATAGAGCGTTGGAGCGCTCCAGATAGGAGGGTTACTAAAAACATTTAGCAATAATATTCTATATTTGCTTAAAAGGAATAGTATGCAATTCTCAAGTTTGGATGAATTGTTAAATCTCTCTTTAGATGCCCCATCTAAGAAAAAGAAAAGGGAATACGGTCTAAAGGTAGCACAAGGGATTTTCAATAGCGCTGATAGAAACTCAGACGGATACTACGGTAAACGCTACAGACAATGGAGAGCCAACAGGGACTTCTCTTATGGCGTTAATACCATGAAAGAGTTTATGGACCTTCTTAGAATAGAAGGAAACCAATCTTACATTAACCTAGACTGGACTCCAATTAAGATAGCTCCAAAGTTTGTAGAAATACTCTTGGGTAGTTTCATGAATAGAAAGGAAACTCCAATTGTAAAAGCCACAGATGATACAAGCGTTAGTGCCAAAGAATTTGAAAAGCAAGAGGCACGCTTTAGAATGGAGAATAAAGAAAAGATTCAGCTCCTTGAGGCTGAGCTTGGAGAGCAAATAGAAACACAAAAATACATTCCAGAAGATGAAGACGACTTGGCACTCTACTTCGACATGGAATATAGACTTCCAGAAGAAATACTATTTGAACAAAGAATCAAAAAGGTGTTGGATGATAATGACTATCCAATCCTCAAGCGTCAAGTTCTTAGAGACATCATTGACTGTAACCTCGCCTGTACCAAGCTTTACTACGATGCAAACGACAACATCCGCATCAAAAGGTGTAAGCCAGAAAACTTAATATACAACGTATTTGAAATAGACAATGGTAAAGACATCTCCTACATCGGAGAAGTTTATCCAATGAAGATTTCAAGTATTAGAAGAAAATACAACGTTGACGAAGAGACATTGTTTACACTTGCTCAGAAAGCTTCCAGAGAGTTGAAGAGAAGTGAAAACCTTTACTGGAAAGACTCTTACAAGTATACAGACATCAGACCTTATGATGATTACTCTGTGCTTGTATTTGATTTTGAAGTAAAGTCAGTAGATGTTGAGTATTCCGTAAAAACTGAAAATAGATTCGGTAATATGCTGGTAGTTCCTAAACAAGGAAGACCAGTAGCTCCTTCAGGTCAAGAGATTATGGGTGAAGTGATTGAGACTAAGCGCATGAATATCTACCAAGGTATATGGGTGTGTGATACACCAATCATGCTGAAGTGGGATATCAGCCCTAATCAAATCAGACCATATCAAAACGGAGTAGATGTATTTTTCTCATACTCAGTAATTTGTCCAAATGCAACTGGTAGTCTCATCCCTTCCATGATAGAGAAGGCGATGGGGCCTATCAGACAAATGATTGTGATTCGTTTGAAGATGCAGCAGCTCATTGCTACTATGCGTCCAGATGGATACATGATTGATATATCAGGTCTTCGTGATGTAGACTTAGGCTTGGGTAACTCAGTTGAGCCACTCAAGCTCATGAAGATATGGGACCAAACAGGTCGTGTATACTGGGATTCTACAGGAGATGACGGAGAAAGGAAAGCTCCTCCTATTCAGCCATTGCCTTCTAACCAGAACGTATCCATGCTCAATACGCTGATTCAGCAGTATAACTTTGAGCTTGACAGACTTCGTGAAGAGATGGGTATTTCCGAATACAGGGATGGTTCTTCTATACCAACCAGAACAGGGCTTGGTGTAATGGAGAACCAGATTCAGGCATCTAACAACGCTACAGAATATATCTATCAGGGAGCTATGCAGCTTTTGGAAGACACTTGCAGAAAGATGTCTATGATGATATGGGATAGTGTGGTGCTGAAAGCTAAGAAGTTTAAGGAGTTTGAAGGTTACGAGATGAGCCTGTTGGATATGACTTTTGACGTAAGGGTCAGCCTTGTAAACGATATCAATAGCAGAATGGAGCTTAATCAGCTGATGAATACTGCACTACAAGCCGGAATGCTAACCTATGAACAAGCATTTAAGGTTAAACATATAGAAGATACTAAACTTGCAGAGCTCTATCTAGCCAGAGCCGTTAAGCGTTCCAAGA